CTAAGTATCTGCGAGCAGAACAAGCACGAACAGAAAAAATACGCAAAGAGCGTGAAAGAATTGCTAAACTTTTGGAGAAGGAAAAGAATAACCAAAAGATAATCGCAGAAGCCCAGAAAGGCTTTGATCTAGAGCGCATACAGATTGAGGCTGCACTTAAAGGCAAGATAAATGACGTAGAAGAATACCGCTTAAAGTTACAGCGTGCTATCCTCAATGAGAACGTAGATAACATAATCAAATACACCGGCTTACTCAAAGAGGCAGAATCTCAGGCAGCCGAACTAGCGCAATTACTTGCAGATCTACCGGAGATGGTAGAAAACCCATTTACTGACTGGCCTGCCGTTATTGCGCGTATTCAGTATTTGCTTAAAGCCCTTGATTGGCAGATACCAATAGACGTACTGTTTGCTGAGAAAGGCCTGAGATTAGATCAAGATAAAATGACGGTCACCAAGTTAGACAGTATGAACGTCAATGCAAACAATGTTTATGTTAATGGCGCATTATCTGGCAATAAAGCACCCACGTTTGCAGCACCTAGCCTACCGTGGGCTGGTATTGACATGAGTACCCCAGCAGGATCTATGGCGGCAGCGACAATTGCAGTTAATGATGCGTTAGCCGCCGAAAGTGAAGCGGCAATTGCATTGGCGGAAGCGGAAGCAGAAGTGGCTGTTATAGATGCCATGATTGCCGAATTTGATGCTGCTATGGCTGAATTTGAAGCATCACAAATTCTTCCAGGTGTGACACCTGCCACTACCGTTAATGTGACTGTGCAAGGCAACGTGACCTCAGAAGAAGATTTGGTAGAAGTCATTACTGATCAACTTTACCAATACCAAAAAACCGGCAAGGGTCTTCTTTATAGTAGCGTGGCGGTCTAATGCCAGCACCTCAAATTAGGGTATTTGTTGATTTTGACAGCGATACGGCCTTTGAAACCAACCCTTTAATTTTAGATAGCCTTACGGAAGGTATTTTAGATACCAACACCTTAGGCTCAGGCACTTTACCCGTTGAAGTTACTGACCTAGTTGAGCGAGTAACAATCAGGCGAGGCAGAAACCGGATTACCGGCAAATTTGAGTTCGGTAGTGCCAATGTCTATCTCTATGATCAAAATGGCGATTGGAATCCTGTCAATCCCGCAGGAGCGTACTACCCAGATCTAGTGCCGCTACGACAGATTATCATTTACGCAACCTATGGTGGCAGTAACTATTATTTATTTAGCGGCTTTATTCAATCTTATGATACCGGCTTTTATCAAGGTAATGAGGATGTAAGCCGTGTATTGCTTAAATGCGTAGATGGCTTCCGGTTGCTGGCAGGGGCACAAATTACTACTGTAACAGGAGCGAGCGCAGGGCAAGATTCAGGCGCTAGGGTAAATGCAATTTTGGATGAGATTGATTTTCCACTAAGCCTTCGCAATATTGACACAGGTGATAGTACGCTGCAAGCAGATCCCGGCACTAGCCGTACCACGCTGGATGCTTTGCAAGTTGTTGAAAATAGCGAGTTTGGCGGAATATTCCTAGACGGTACAGGCAAAATTAATTTCAAGAATAGAACCGCCATGATTACAAGCCCTGCCACGGCTGCGTACACCTTCGCAGATGACGGCACGGCAATCTCATACCAGAACGCGATAGTTGCAGTAGATGATACAACTCTGTTAAACAGCGTAACCGTGACCAGGCTGGGCGGCAGCGCACAAACCGCTCTAGACACGGATTCAATAGATAAATACTTTATTCATAGTGGCGAACGTACTGGCATATTGGTACAAACAGACACCGAGGCCTTGAATCAGGCTCAGAGCATTTTGGCTACGCGTAAAGACCCTGAACCACGCGTGGATAGTATTCAGTTGAATCTCTATGATGATACCAACCCCAATAAGCCATTATCGGGCGTTGATATAGAACTCTTGGATGGCGTGACGGTCAAAAAGGTTATGCCTGGATCTACTAGCATTACGCAATCTTCCGTGGTAATCGGTATTCACCACGATATAACCAAAACTTCTTTCATGACCACCTTATATACAAGTGAGCCGCTAGGGGCTGGGTTCGTGTTAGATTCCTCAATAGACGGTATAATCGGCTCTGACGTGCTGAGTTACTAAAGGAGAAGTATGGCAGGCGCAGGATATAAGTTATTTAACACAGGTGACGTTCTCACCGCCGCGCAGGTGAACACTTACCTGCAAGAGCAAACCATTATGGTATTTGATGATGCTGCCGCGCGTACTTCCGCTCTTTCAGGCGTACTTGCAGAAGGCATGGTTTCTTACCTTAAAGATACCAATGATGTAGAAAAATATGATGGCACGTCATGGACTGCGTTAGGCGGTGGGGGTGCATCCAGTATCTCTACATGGGTTAAGACTGCATCAGGCGGTGAAACTTCCCTCTCCGGTAATGATGATGCTGCTCAACCTTTATCCTATACAGTAGGACAAGAATTAGTTTTTATTAACGGCGCGCTGCAATATCGCGGCACAGATTATGTGGCTACTACTGGCACAAGTATTACAGGACTTACAGCATTAACCGCAAATGATGTTGTAACTGTATGGGCGGTTAGCACTTTCAATATTGCCGGTGCTATTGCTAGTACCATTATAGATGCTAAAGGTGACATTCTTATAGGTACTGGTGCAGATACCCCAGGGATACTTTCCGTTGGTAGTAATAACCAAGTTTTGACTGCCGACTCCAGTACTGGTACAGGACTAAAATGGGCTACGCCTGCTGCTGGGGGGTCTTTGGTTAAAATTACAAGCAACACATTTAGCGGAGTTGCTTCTGTCACCGTAGATAATGTTTTTACTGCCACCTATAAAAAATATATGGTGATGCTTGGAACTTTGCGAGCAGTCACAAATACGGATGATTTACAGATGCAGTTAAGATATTCCACTTCTACGGAAACAGGGGCTAATTATTTTCACAGCGGCTTTTCTTACAATTCTTCAAATTCTTTAGGAACTTTTGGGGCTAGTGCGGCAACAGAAATAACTTTATCAACAAATTTAGATGCTAACGGTTCAAGATATAGTTTTTATCAAATTTATTTTGACCAAGTTGGTATTAACGCATATCCTACTGGCTTTGGTATGGGGCTTGACTCAAGCAATTACAAAGTGAGCAATTTTGCTTTTCTAGTTAATCAAGCAAGAACTTATACAGGATTCACTTTCAAGGGTTCAACAAGCAATATAAGCGGCGATTATGTGGTTTATGGATTGGTGGAATAATGAAAAAAGATAAAATTCATATTTACGATTGTGAAACTAATCAAATCACAGAGCGAGAAATGACAGAGGAAGAACAACTGGAACGAAATGCTGAAATTGCTGCGAATAAAGCGGCTAAAGAAGCAAAGGAACAGCAAGAAAAACAGTTGCGAATAACTAAAATTTCTGCTTATCAAAAACTAGGAATGACTAATGAAGAAATCACCGCAATTCTTGGATTAACAGAAGATGAAGCCAGACTTCTACTTGGAGGTAACTAATGACTAAATCTCGTAGTAATGCTACGGCTCCCGCAGCCAAAGGTGAGTTAGTAATTGGTACTGGTACTGATGCCTCTGGCATTTTATCCGTAGGCGCTAACAACACGGTTCTCACAGCCGATTCTTCAACAAGTACCGGATTAAAATGGGCTGCTGCTTCTAGTGGAGCCTTAACCAAAATCACTAGAACGACTTTTAGCGGTGTAGCCTCTCAATCTTTTGAGGGTGTTTTTACTTCAACCTATTCTGCTTATCTTGTTGTTGTTGAAGTTATTACAGGAAATACTGGTTCTGACCTGAAAGTTCAATTTCTTTACGATACCAATACAGTGAAAGCAACTAATTATTACGCTGGAAACTTTTGGATAAATAGTTCGGCTTCGCAAACTTTAGGTGGCGACCACGTTGCCACTTCTATCACGGCATTAAAAGGTCTATATACAACAACGGGCGAGAATAGTTTTGTTCAATTTTGGGTAACGCCTGCGGGTCAAGGCTCTGATAAAACTATGGTTTCAGGAACTGGGTTTAGTAATAATAATACAGCGCTTTGGTCTTTTGGTGGTTTTAACGCCAATGCTCACTCTTATACTGGATTGAAGTTTTTTTCATCTTCGGGCAACATTTCAGGCACAATAGCAATCTATGGATTGGCGGAATAATGAACGACAAAATCTCAATTTACGATTACGCAACTGGTGAAGTTATCGTTAGAAAAATGACTGACGAAGAACAAGCGCAACGAGATGCTGAGGTTGTTGCTTATCAGGCAGAACAACAGGCAAAAGAACAACAAGAGGCAGAATTGAAAGCAAACAAAATCGCTGCCTATCAAAAGTTAGGATTAACGGAAGCAGAGATTGAAGCCCTACTTCCAAGTCCTCAACCTGTAAAGCGCGATTAGCACAATCCCTCAAAATAATGGCAAAACTATGCAAAGCGGGGCAGCAACTCAGAGAGCAGATAGATGATGCGTTCCCCGATAGAAATAGAAATGCGCCTGAAGGGTGGATTGCAGACTCACGCCATGCTGCTCGCCGTAGTGACCATAACCCTTTTGGTGAGTCGCAAATTGTACGCGCCATTGACGTTAATGCCGATTTACGATCCAACCCAGCCGAAATACATGACCTTGCTGATCAACTACGACTACTTGCCAGATCTGATAAACGAATATCTTACATAATCTTTGACGGCAGGATTGCTAGTTGGCGAAAGAATTACAAGTGGAGAGCGTACAAAGGTGCATCACCGCACCGGACACACGTACATATAAGTTTTACTGCTCAGGGCGATCATGACGGCAGTATGTTTCGTATTCCCCTACTGACAGGAGAACCCATAAATGGAACAAGCAAAAAGACTCGCAGCAAGTTGGGCAAGATCCTTTCTGGCAGCGTGCCTAGCAACTTACCTATCGGTGGGTTGGGATCAGAAAGCGATACTAGCAAGCGGTGTTGCTGCCGTTGCACCTGTGATAATCCGGTGGCTAAACCCTAAGGATGCCATTGGCGGCGTTCGGCGTTGAGTCCGGCAGAGTGGGCTGCCTTTGTGGCAGCCATACTTTCTTGCTGCGCTTTAATTGTCGGTGGTCTTAGGTACATTATTCGCCACGAAGTTCCATCTATTTTAGAAGGATCTAATATCGTGTCGCGCATAGAGAAGTTAGAAACTATGGTTCTAGAATTGCTTACTAATGAGCGCAAAAAAACCAACAAAAGCAGAGCGCGCCGCTAAGCGTAAGGCGAAAGAGCGCGCTGCTGCGCGCAATAAAAATGAGCCTTTACGACCCATTGACTTCTGGGCTGCCGAAATTGTTGAGTGTTACGAGGCTTTAGTACGAGCCGGCTATGGCGAAGATAAAGCCCGCTGGTTTATAGAAGAAAAAATGCGGCTACCTGATTGGCTTATTGGTAATCCTGATCACACTCCCTATGAAGATGATGAAGATGAGGATGAATGAAACGCATAGTTGTCATATCGGATCTTCAAGTTCCCTTCCATGACGAAAAAGCAGTACGAAACCTTGCCGCCTTCATACGAAAATGGCGGCCTGATGACGTTTTATGCGTTGGTGATGAATTGGATTTCCAGACCATCTCACGTTTCAGTTCTGGGCGTGATGAATGGTCAGGCACAATTGGGCGCGATAGAGATGCTTGCCAAAGCGTTCTCTACCAATTACAAGTTAGCCACGTGGTCAGAAGCAACCACACAGATAGACTCTATAACTCTCTAGCAAAACGCCTACCTGGCCTCATTGGCTTGCCCGAGTTGGAGTATGAAAACTTCATGGGCTTCAAGAATCTAGGCATTAAGTTTCACCGTAAGCCCTATGAGATTAGCCATGATTGGATCATGGTGCATGGGGATGAGCAAGCCATCAACCACAATGCCGGTTTAACGGCTTTAGGAGCCGCTAGGAGGCATGGAAAGAGCGTAGTGTGTGGTCATACTCACCGGCTGGGGGTTTCGGCCTTCTCAGAGGCTTCTGGGGGCGTTTTAGGACGTGTTCTGCGTGGCCTTGAAGTGGGTCATTTAATGGATGAAACCCAGGCATATTACACGCGTGGATCGTTTAACTGGCAGAAGGGCTTTGGCCTGCTTTACGTAGATCGTAAAGGCGTTACGCCGATGGCAGTACCGATAGACAAGCAAGGCAGTTTCGTAGTGGAAGGCAAGCGTTATGGATGAAACTAAGCCTGACTTGCACCGAACCGTGGATGATCACATAGATTTATTTGAGGACACGCCGCTTTAGGTTTGACAATAGCCATTTAATACCCTCTAATTGGTAATTGAAATACCAATTGAAAGGGGTATTAGGGCAGATGATACGGTTTGACCGTAAAACCTTATGCTGGACAGATGGCAACAATTACGTTCACGCTAAGGAAATCAGACAATACGCAATAGAAAACTGCGGTGTTAAGGCGCGCCGTGGAAAACTATCACGCGAGGTTATAGGCACATATTTTCTGGATGTCTTTCGCGTAAATGATGAGGTGGCCTAATGAGTCGCTACCAATTAGAAGTTATCTTATGGTGTGGCTTGGTCAGCCTTGTCCTCACTACCTGGTTTATTAACTTAAAAAACAATCACTACAAAAGGGGCTATCGGGATGGGTACAACAGAGGCAAAATCGTGGCGAGCGAAAGATATATTGACTGATGCGGGTGATACGATCTCAGACAGAGGGCAAACGCATGGTCATTACGACCTCACAATGTTACGAACCGCAAAACTATGGACAGACTTCCTTGAACGAGAGATTGACCCAATGGACGTTGCAATCTGTATGGCGCTGGTCAAACTCGCGAGAATCATGGAATCTAGAGGCAGTCACCATGATAATTTTTTGGATGCCTGCGCCTATATGGCAATTAGCGGCGAACTCGCGGTCAAAGATTGGAACGATCTGGATGCTTTCTAGATCGCCACGCGGTCAATGGTGCGACACATGTAAGGCCAGATGGGGAACTGACAATTGGCGAGGACAAACACAAGCCGTTTGGCAGATAACCAGCAAACGATTTAACAAATTAGTTGTACGCCATTATTGCCAGCCTTGCGCCAATGATGCTCAGACATGGCATGACGGAACATGGTGGAGTTTTAAGGAACAACTTGACTACGCGAAAGGGCACAGGCCACTAGATGTTTAATTTACAAGATTATGAAGATGTAGATACGAGGATACACAAATTTTATGAAACCTACGCAGACGGTTCTATACATACAGAACTCATTGAGAACAACGAAGAAAAAGGAATCGTGGTCTTTAAGGCTACGGCGTACCGTACCTATGCAGATACTATGGCTGCCGCTATTGGCTATGCGCGCGGCGCTCGCAAAGATCGCGGTGTGGATCGCGATTTTTGGTTTGAGAATTGCGAAACGTCTGCAATTGGCAGATGCCTGGCTAATCTCGGATTATCTACTAGAGGAAAGCGAGCAAGCAGCCTTGAAATGGCTAAGGTTGCGGACTCTAAAACAAATGCTAACCAACCGATACGCGTACGCACCAAAGAGCAGAAGGAGTTTTTAAGTGAACGCAATCCAGAAGCGGAAATTGTTTGGGATACAAGCATTGAACCACCGGCTGACCTTGAACCCGCTTTTGAGAACGCAACTGATCTGGTTACTTCGGTTTTATCTGCCGAACCTATCCCTGCGTGCAAGCATGGCCTTCGCACGCTTCGTGAAGGTACTGGTGCTAAGGGTGCTTATCGTGGCTGGACTTGTCCTATTCCTATGAAGCGCAAAGCCGAACAATGTAAGAGTATCTGGATGATATTAGATCCATCAGGTAAATGGGTTTATAGGCCAGAAGATGCCGATTTGATTGCGGGGTGATAAATATGCTGGTGTTAGACAAACGAATTGACACGTGCGACAATTGCAACGAGCCATTAACTGCGGGAACAGTAAAGCCTTGCGAGTGCCGCACATGTCATGTTAGGACAAACTAGATGTCACAGAGCCGAA